GTGGAAGAGCATGAGCAGAAAAGGCAAAGTGCTAAAAATACAGCTTCTAAAACTAGATTTGTCGGAAACACTATCGAGCATGAATACCAAGGCGAGTTACCGTTTTAGAAAGGGAAAAGAAAATGGAAATCAAGTACATTTATAACAAAACACCACTTGGGTGGGTATGGCAAGTAGAAATTGACGGACAAAAACTTTTTTACCCATGCGGAGATATAAAAGGGATGAAAAAATTTGTTAAATCAAACCTTGATTTATTGGTGAAAAAATTGAATAGCACGGACAATTGCGGATTGGCCTTTCTTGCTTGTGGATACAATGGGCAATCACAAAACGATTTTATCAACTATTGGGAAAATCAAGGAGTTAGTGTTTTTTAGAAAGGCGGTTGAATGGAGAAATTAAGTTTAGATCCAATCTACTATGTGAATGAAAACGAGATATGCAAAAAGCATTCATGCTATATGTGGACGTTTAAACAACCGGTCAAGGCGAAAGGACGGAAAACACCTTACCAGCCGACTTTCTGCCCCGAATGCCAAAGGGAAGATATGGAACGGGAGCAAGAGAAAAAGATTGGCGAAGCGTATATCTCATCTATCTTGTCAAGCACCTATGACGTCCTTGCAAGAAATAGCATCATGCCAAGCGACATGAAAGAGGCTAGTTTTAACACGTTTACAGTCAATAACGAAATTGACGAGAAAGCGAAAAACTACGCTTTAAGAATAGCGAAGCACTATTTCAACGATGGAAAAGGTAACGCAGTCATTCTTGGACAAGCTGGAGTTGGAAAAACGCATCTAGCTATTGCAATCGCTAAGAAGTTGAACATTGACTTTAAAGCGAATAACAGTCCTAAAAGTGTTTTGTTCATGAATTGCCCGACTATGTTTCAGAAAATCCAAAGTGGATTTAGTCAGAAAGATGCTCGAACCACAGACGAGTGGTTGGAGTTGCTGAAGAAAGTCGACTACTTAATTCTAGATGACTTCGGGAAAGGCGACCACGCACAATGGAAGAAAGATTTCTTGTATAACTTGCTGGATGCCAGGGACAAAACAATCATCACCACAAACTTGACGGGGCAAAACATGAAACAAGCCTTTGATTCTAGCTTGGTCAGTCGAGTTGCAAAAGGCGCAAAGGATTTGACTTTTAAATATCCTGAAAGCGCAGAGGATAGGAGGACCTTACCATTTTGACAACAGAGGAAAGAAAAAAGTTGATAGCAGACTTTGAAAAGAGCCACTATCAACTATCAACGCTATTAAAAGAACGCTTGCTGATTACAACAGATGAACGGTTCGTTAACAAGATGAACGAACTGTTGTATTATGCAACACAAGGATGTGTCTACACATTTTCAAAATGACAAAAAAAGCACCTGACGGCAATCAGGCGCATACTTAAATATTCAACATGATTATAACACGAAAGGGGAAAAAATGGAAGTAACAGTGTATGCTTACGGTCGTAAGCTAGAACCAGACGAACAAATTATTGTACCAGCAAATCATCGTTTCTATAATGTGCTGGACGGGATTGCAAATGAAATGCTCGACAAAGAGGAGGGCGTAGCTTAATGAAATTACTTACTAAATTCAAACTCAAACATGAACGATTTTTTAAGGTAATCAACCTTGACTGGAGAGAGGCCGCAATCGAGCTTATGAACGACCTGAACGAAGAGCGCAAGCGTCGCTTTATGACAGATCAAGAAAACTACGATTTGAAGCAGGAGCTTGCTGCCTACAAGTACAAAGAAAATTTTGATATCAAGGCTAGACTGCAAGGAGAAATGTAGATGTACATTATATCAATCTATGTCAAGAATACCGAAACCGGGAACGAGGATTTCAGTATGATTGGAAGTGACTTTTTGCCAACTGGAGAGCAAGATTATTCAGCTACTATTTTCGAGACGAAAGAAGAAGCTATTGCTTATTTGAAATCAGCTTCATACGAAGCTACAGGCGCTTATGGTAATGACTGGGAATTCCAAGACAAGACTTCGTCTGGAGTGGAATCCCGTTGTCGAATTTGGAAAGTCGGAGAATAAAGAAAAAAGGAGAACAAAATGATTAACGTACTAAAAGCAATCGAAACAATCAAGAAAATTGAACAACTTCAGAAAGAAATGCACACTTTCAGTCTTGCTTTTCTAGCTTTACAAGACATCGGTTTGATGCCAGAAGATGAGAAGTCGAAAGCTAAAGCTAAAGCGATGCACGATGCTAGTCACATGATCAAGGACATCCTGAACGGAAAGTCAGTAGATGAAGCCACAGAACGACTTTCAATCAAGATTGAAACCAACAAAGACGAAGAAGTGGAGCAAGAAGAAGATGACAATACTAGAGATTGAGAGCAAGCTCTATCCATGCGTAAACGTCAACGAACGGAAGCGCCTGAAATGGTACAAAAACCACGACATCAAGAAGTACCTAAAGGAAATCGCTAAACTCTGGAGAAAGTACGAGGACAAACTTGATGGACGGATTTTTTAACTACGACAGAGACATGATGGAGCCGCCTGAAGAGCGAAAAGAACTCGACCCAAGCGAGTATGTATATATCGGTTGTGGTCAGTATCGGTATGTAGGTGACGAAATTTAAAAACGAAAGGGAGCACACATGATCAGTAGAGAAATGAACGCAATTGAAATTGAAGTTTTGAACTTGATTGTCAACCGTGCAAGTTTTGAAGAACCTATCACGGCATTGGATATCCGCAAAGAAACAGGCTTGTCAAAGCGTATGCTTGAGCAGGTAATCGAAAGCCTAAGGGTAAACTTCAGACATCCGATTGTGGCCAAGAAATTTAAACCGAACGGTTATTATCTTCCTAAAAACGAGGAAGAAAGGCAGGCAGGTTTGGCACCATACAGACGGCAAATCCTAACCGAGCAAAAGAACTTGTCCATCGTTATGGCAGTTGATTTAGAGAAGTATTGGAAGTTAGAGCATGATTGAAGAATTACTTGCAGAAATCGGCAAATGGCGCTCTGATTACATACATCTCGGAATTGAACTCGGAGAAATTATCAACGATCAACAAGATATTATTGTAAAACTACAAAATGAAAACAAACGTTTAAAACGTGAAAATTGGAACCTTAAGAAGACGAAAGGAAGAAAAAATGAGTTACGAACAAATTTCAGAGTCAACATACTATCAAAACATGAGCTACTGGAACAAAGTTGCACAAGATTATAGAGCGCTAGGCGGTCTAGGAATTTGTGACGACGAAACAGGCGAAGAACTATATACAATTTAAGGAGAAATGAAAATGAGAAACGAATTAACACAAAAACAAATCACATCGAACGTTGCAACCCGAATTGAAGCCATGAAAGGCGAAGGCTTGCTAATCGCGCCAAATTATAGCGTAAGTAACGCCCTGAGCTCAGCCTACTACGCTCTTAAAAACTCATCTAGTGGGAACTTGCTAGAGAAATGTACGCCTGATAGTGTCTATAATGCCTTGCTTGACATGGTTGTGCAAGGGTTGAGCCCAGCTAAGACACAATGCTATTTTATCCCTTACGGGAACAAAGCGACGCTTGAACGTTCCTATTTTGGAACCATGAAAGTGGTTAAGCAACTGTCTACAGTCAAAGACATTTATGCCAAAATCATCTATGAAGGTGACGAATTCGAGGCAGAGGTAGTCGATGGGCGCTGGAAGTTTGTCAGCCACAAGTCGAGTTGGAAAAATCAAAACAATCCAATTGAAGGTGCTTATTGTGTGATTGAAAAAACGGACGGAGAAAAAATCCTCACGATCATGACAAAAGAAGAGATAGACGTTTCGTGGTCACAATCCAAAAACAAGAGCGTTCAAAATAAATTTCCTCAAGAAATGGCCAAACGTACGATTATTGAACGTGCTGCAAAAGATTTTTTCAATACATCGGACGACAGCGACTTATTTATTGATGCAGTCAATCGAACTACTGCGAACGAGTACGACAACGAGCGCAACGTTAAAGACATCACTCCAAGCGAACCAGTAGAAACGCTGGACGCTATTATGGGCGAGGTGGTCGAACCTGAAGAAGCGCCAGAAGTTCAAGAGCCTGAAAAACCTAAAAAAGAACCTCGCAAGAAAAAAGAGATCATTGAGCAAGAAGTGACAACCACTGATACAAGCCACCCTGCTGAAGAAGCTCCAAAATTTGACGAAGAAACGGGCGAAGTTTTGGAAGAGGTCAGCTTGTTTGAAGGCAACACCATCAATGTGAAGGAGTAGGATCCATGGAAGAACTAACACAAGAGAACTATTACCAGGACACAAGCTGGTTGACCAACTCACGCTTTAAACGGTATCAGCAATGCCAAGCGAAGGCATTTGCCCTTGATAGTGGCCAATGGGTAGAAGAGAGGGACGAGACCCCTCTCCTACTCGGTAACTACGTTCACAGTTACTTTGAAAGCCCAGAAGCGCATCAGCAGTTCATGGACGAAAATGGCGAGAAGCTACTTGCTAAGACTGGCAAGAATAAAGGAAACCTCAAATCCGACTTCCTAATTGGCGACAAGATGATTGAGAGCCTGAAAGACGATGAAGGGTTCAACCGTTTGTATCACGGTTACTCATCGGACGAAGTTCAAAAAGAATTGATTGTCTATGGGGAAATTGAAGGCGTGCCAGTCAAAGGTAAGCTAGACAGTGTAAATCTAAGCCGTGGCTACTTTGTGGATTTAAAAACCATGAAGTCCATCTACTCGGAAGAATGGAGCGCAGAACTCAAGAAACGAGTTCCCGCCGCAGTCAATAACATTTTGAATTTTGGGTATCACGGACAACTTGGTCTGTATCGTGAACTCTTAAAGCAAATGACAGGTAATGACTTTAGACCTTACATCGTAGCGGTTAGCAAGGAGAACGTGCCAGACCGTGAAATTCTGAAAATCGATGATGAATGGTTGGATGAAGGCTTGGAAAAAATCAAGTCTGAAATCGTCGAAGTTTGGGACGTGATCCAGGGCAAACAGAAGCCTAAGAAGTGTGGACATTGTGACTATTGCAGAAGTCAGAAAAAACTAGATGCAGTCGTTACCCTGAACGACCTGATTGAAATGTAAATAAATTAAACAAGCCGTGCATTCTTGTAAAACTGCGAACTAGAAAGCGTCAATCGGTCATGTGACCTTGGACGAGCGACTGCCCGTATTTAGCCAAACTCACACAAAGGCAGTCGCGTTTTTTTAAAATGACATGAATGAAATCAAAGAAAAAGCTCTGGCCAAGTTGCTAGAAGAAATGAAGAAGGACCATGGACCAGCTGAGGATGCTATCCACAATTGGATTTGTGATCAAGAAGACGAAAAACTTTTTGAAGGAGTTTTGGCCAACAAGAAATCTATCAAAGAAGCCTTGAACTATTGCGCTAGCCAAGCTAAGAACTTTAAGTCAGGAACTTGTGCGATGGTAGATGACTCTACTGTATTTGGCTGGGTCTATAAGTATTTTACCGGCAAAACTAAAAAGGTCGAGGCTGTTCAAGCTACTGTTACGGTCGGTCAACGGCCTGAGAAACCGAAATCTAAAAAAGTCAAAAAACAGAAAAATATTGACGGCCAGCTGGATTTGTTTGGGGAGTTAGCATGATAAAAAATCAAAAAATAATTGCTGGGCGTTTGAAACCTCCCCAAAAATTCTTTGACTGGTGCTATTCGCAGATTCCGACCATCAAATGGTCTAACAAATCTCAAACGATTCAGAGCGACCGGACAGGTTGCAGAGTAATTGAAAAAAGGTTGACAAAGTCGAGCAGATTAGATTTTTATGATAAATTCCATAGTTTCGCAATTGTTCTTGTGACGTGCAAGCGGATTGAAATCCAATCTTACGGATTCTGGTCGCGATACACAAATGGCAAGCAATCTATCAGGATGCAGCTAACAAACTTTGAGCAGATGAGTGACAATCAAGTCATACAACTGACTGAGAGATGCGGAGTCTACGCTCCTGGTCTTACTCCTAACTTCTCAGGTCAAGGGGCTTACTCAGGGACAGTATTCTTTGAAAATAATTGGGAGGAAAAGATTCGGGAGATTTCTGAATTGAAGTATTTAGAATTTCCTTCCGGATTACGCTATTACCATTTGCCACACATGTATAAATACCGTTCCGAAATCGAGTTCCTGCAGAAAATAAATGCCTGGAGAATGGCTACAGACCTTGCTTATGATGTTACTGAATATGACGGATGGCATGTGAAAAAAGCAGTTGATTGCCGTGTCGTAACAAAAAAATGGCTTCATGAAAATAAGCGATTTTTCAAAAATACCGACAGGTCCTTTAGAGATTACGAGCTAGAACGTCGCATCAAAGCACGAGGTGGCACGCTTATTTCTGGAATTGAAAAAGTCCTGACTTATCAAGATATCAACAAAATTCCAAAAGCTGCTAAAATGAACAGGTTCCAGAATTGGTTCTTAAAAAACAAAGTTAATTTTGATTACTATGTAGACTATATCAGCATGTTGAACGAGCTAAATGTATCTATCGATACTGACAATCTCATCATGCCAAAAGATTTGATCAAAGCGCATGACAATGCAGTTAAGTTGCTCATTCAGCACAAGAGTGAGATTGAACAGCGCAAGTTCGAGAAGCGCCAGAAATCTTTGGCCAAATACGAGAAAGTGGTAGGCCAGTATCTCTTTAAACCAGCCTATAATTCCGGAGAATTGATTTTGGAAGGGAAGGCACTGTCACATTGTGTCGGCAGCGCTAGATACACTCAAGATCATGCAAACGGCAAAACAACAATCATATTCGTTAGGTCAAAAGATGAACCAGACAAACCGTTCTTTACTTTGGAATACAAGGATGGCCGAATCGTTCAAATTAGGGGAAAACATAATTTATCAGCTCCAGAAGAAATCCAGCAAGCTGCAGATAAATGGCTGTTAGAAATCAACAAAAATACAAAACACGCATAA